CCACAGAATTGTAAATTCTTTATGCTTGACATCCGCGTTGTGAATTCGCGCCCGCACTTGGGACAAATTGCAATACATTTGGTACAGGTGCCGCTTTTTTCTTTATCAACAATCTTTTTTATAAAAAAACCGTTGATTGTTTTCCCTTCATATTTTTCTTTTGAATTTTTAGTGTTTGCTTCTAATTTAGTAAGCGCCGATCTTGCATACCCACATTTTTTGCATGATTTACTTTTCCCGCTAATAAGTGAGTGCCCGGAAACATCAGAAACAGTTCCGCAAGAACAACGGCATTCAAGATATCCCTTTTTCGCTTTTGCCGGGTCCTTAGAACGGCCAATGACGGTCCACTGATCAAAAACAGTGTTGGGTGCAATTTCTAATTTTTGAGGCATTGTGGTTTACCTTTTTATTTTTGAAAAGCCTTGATT